TCCTCGAGTGTGAATCTATATATTCCAATAGCTCCGGCCTTTTCGCCGACTTGTTTTTTTATTTGTTTTATTTTGTTTAGAAATTCTTTATCTATCATATGTTTATTATATCATTAATTATGTCATTCGTGAACCATCAACTATAAAAACTCGCTTTACTCCAACTGGCAATTGAGGCCCCAGCACAAATTCCACGGCGTAATCCAGTGCCTGTACGGTCACTGCCTCCTCTATCTCTCCTGCTTCTGTCTGTGGATAGTCATCGGTATTTATATTCGTCGCGTCATCAATCTCAATGTCCTCTGTCGGGAACACGGTCTTTTCGAGTATCTCATCTCCCTTTTCCTCGATCAGCCGATCTCCCATTTTTAGTAATCCGATTAAGAAGTCAATGATCCCGATCGTTCGAAGCGTAGCCAGTTCGATTTTGTATGTGAATGTTTCTTGGGTGATCATCAAAAACGAAACGCTTTGAATTAGAAAGTCCTCGTTGACATTGAGCATTGTTGAATTAATGTTGATGATCATTCCGCTTCGTAGTCCTGATTCGTATGTATCGAATCCTCCCTCGATCAACCCGTTCTTATAAGCTTCCGTTTCTGCCTTGGCATAACTGACCGCTTCCTCCCTGCTCTTTATTGTTTTGTCTATCTTTGCGAATTCAAACACTCCGTATTGTAAAATTGAAGCAGGATCCTCTACCTGCACGACTAAATTGTACAGCGGTATTCCTGCGACTTCTACGTTGTCTGATCCTGCTCCTGGCACGGTGCCGACTTTGAATCGAAGGTACTTTTGATTAAAATCCCAGAAACAATCGAAGCTTGCCTCGTCGTCCAGGAAGTCAACGCCCACGGTTTGAGGTGTTCCTCCTACTTCTACGGTTGGTTTTGAGCTGAATTTATTAGCTGTCCTGAATAAAAGTTTTGATCCATCTCCATCAAAAAATTCTGTCCGACTTGATCCCTCGATTTCTCCTCCTCTGATAAAAACTCTATTTTTTATTTGCGAGAGGTCGTTGTTTACTAATAGCGTATTTGGTATATGCTTTCCGTCCCCGTCTGCAATATCGAACGGCGCTGGCGTGGTGTTCTTTTCAAAAAAATGAATGTCTTTATCATAATCCACGTACCAGCTGTATCCGGTTAAGTCAGCCAGCTTTTGAATCGCTTCGCTTACCGGTATTCTATTAAACGTCACTTTAGTAATTGTCAGCGTGCAAATGACATTCGTTTCCGTGAATGATCCGTCTGTAAAATTAGTCAGGATGTCGGTGATTATATCCGCTACGGTTTCTGATTCGTATCCCTCGATCACGAGCTGTCTATCGAGGTCGTAGGAATAGTCCTTTGCTTTTACTTTGTATCTTACTTTGTTATCTGATTCTATTTTTTTTTGAACGTCGTGGATTTTCCCTCCGAATATTTTTGTCGCTCCATCGAGCATTTCTACTTCGCTGTTCGGTGCCGGTCTGAATGTTTGTCCTGTATGATAAATAATATCAAATTCCAAAGTGTCAGTCCTTTGGTTTATGATATCTTTTTTTCTGACCGATCCGAATTCCACTAATCTTGACCGGTCTACGCTGTCAATCTTTATTGTGATCATAGCTTGATTGTGTCTTTGAGCGACCTCATTATTTGTTTTCCGATTCTGTCAGCTACGCCCTCCTCTCCCAGAAACTCGTTGCCGGTTATGTTAATCGTCACATTCATTCCTGCTCCGGCTCCTGCGATCTGTCCGCTTCGTCCTGGTATGAATAATTCAGGTCCCTGCTCTCCTACTAAATAAGGCGTATCAGCTGAAACGGGTCCGCCGTGCTGTCGTCCGGTTACAAAATTCCAGGCGGTTGAGGCGACTCCTCCGACGGCCTTAACTGCTCCAGTAATCGCTCCGACTCCAGGTATATTTGCCACGGCTCCGATTGCTTTTTTAACTGAATCAATCACTGCCTGCACTTTCCCATCTATCCACGACACGAATGCTTCGAACTTTTCTTTGATCCAATCGATTGCGCTTCCTACCGCATCCTTGAAAATCCCGAATGCCCATTTCATATTACTGACGTGCTGATCCCATTTAATCCAAATGTATCCGATCGCTATTCCTAAAAGGGCCAGCGCGGCGATTACCAGTGTAATCGGCAACGTGATTGCTCCTATCACGGCAATAACCGCTGTGACGGCTGTTATAATTCCAGGCAGTAACATCCCGAAAAATCCTAAGGCGGCCACTAATCCTGCGATTGCTATGGCGGCTAATCCAATATAAAGCGTTAGTTTAGGATGTTCCTCTACCCATTCTGAAACCTTTTCGACGATCGGCAATAACTTTTTCAAAAATTTATCCATCATCGGAAGCAAAAGGTTTCCGAGCGCTTCTTTTGTTTCGACGATTCTCGCTCTCATTTCTTGCTGACGTCTGATGTATGAATCAGCGTTCGCTTCGAACCCATTGATTGCATCTGACGAATTTTCAATTGTCTGAGCTAATAAAGCCTGCGCTCTAATTGAATTTTTAACTTCCGGATCCAGGTCTTTGAATGATTGTCCTGCTTCGAGTATTCCCTCTTTCATTGCTCTTGATTCAAGCGCCGTTTCCAACGCATTAACACCGAATCTCCTTAATGGTTCGCTTGATCCTGCGAGTCCTGATTTGATTGCCTCGAGTACTTCGGTTGGATCCACATCATTAAAAGCGGCAATCTTGTTTGCGACATCGAGGAATCCTTTTGATACTCCGGTTGCTTCCTCTCTGGCCATTCCCATCGGTACTAATAAGTCCTGCATATCGGCGGCCATACGAACGATCTCCGACGTTGCTGTCGGCATTTCTTTTCGGATGTCTTTGACGAAATCCATCATGTCGTCTTTATGTTCTCCGAATACGGCATTAAATTTATTGTATGATCCCTCCGCTTTAGCGGCTTGGTCTATGGCTGATTTTGCTCCCATGGCCAAAGCAGAAAAAGCGACAGTTCCTGCCAGCGCCATTTTTCTGAACGCTGGTTGTAGTCGCTCTAACTTACCATGCATCGTATCAAGGCCCTGGTATACGGATTTCATTGCTCCTTGGGCCCTGTTCTCTGCGTCTACTATAAGTTGTAATCTGTGAGTTTGTGCCATAGCTATTTTTGCTTTTGCATTTGATTAATCTTTTCCATGACAACTCCGACGAACCATTCCGGTTGCCTCATGTAGGTATGGAAATCCCAGCCCGTTATCACGCACAAATAAGCTATGTCGTTTACTGATCGCCGGTTGATTTTAGTCCTTTTTTTTTACGCCGTTTGCTTATTTCGTCAATAATAAATGCGTAGTCGTCCTCTGGAATTTGTTGTACTTTTTCAAGCACTTTTTCCGTGGAGCCGTCAACGCTCACGACGAACTTTTCTATTTCCCGGTGGATCTGTTCGGTGATAACGTTCGTGTCGAACTTACCAATATTTGCTTTCCCGGACGCTTCAGGTTTGATGTCTATCCCTGAAAGCAAAACCCCGTCACAGTATTCTGCATCTGCTCCTGTGATCCAGTCTTTAATCTCGATCTCGGCTTTAGCCTGCGGAGTGATGATTTTTTTTGTTGGTGATTTCATTATTCTTTTAAGTAATCCGCCACGGTGTTTTGGAGTACGATATTAATTGCTTCGCTATCATCAGATGAATAGTGAGCTGTAAAGTTTAAGCTATCTCTGACGATATCATCGATTGGTCTGTCAGGATTTGATCCCTCGAATGAAACTTTGGCCAGCTGAATTATAATTGATGGATTGTATCCGCCCTCGAGGTCGATGTCTGATCTGGTTAATGTGATCTGCATGGCTCGGTATGTGCCGTCCTTAAAGTAATCGTGATAAGTGTCGCCCTTGTAGTCGACCACCATGTTGCCTGTTATTTCAAGCAAATTCGCGATTAAATCTGTCGGTGTAATCGTACCGATGTTTTGCTGAGCTCGTCCGTTATTCTTTATGGCCAGTGAGAATTCTTTCATGTCGATCGCTTCAGCGGCGGCCAGTCCGGCTATGTTAGAAGCCAGCTTGATTTCTACATCGTACGGCCTGAATAAATAATCTGTGTCTATGAATGCCGGAGTATAGTTTGAATGTTCGGCTTCGTCCCTCGCTTCAAATTCTATTGTCGCATTGACTAAATCGTCAACCGGTGTTTTTAATTCAAGCGATTTGACTAAGGCCCCGTTGTATCCGTAGTCCTGTAGGTTCGGCTGGGATAACCCAAGCGAGATTGTAGGGAATTGTGGATTGTTAGCCAGTATTCCAAATGTATGGCTATTAACGGTTCCGTAGACCGATGCTGTTTCGCAATACCCGATCAAGCTTTTAAGAATATAACCGATCATTTCTGATCTAACATTAAATTCTAAATCGCCCGATGCTTTGCGCTGTACTATTTCTGATCCTTGGCTTGCTATACCTGACGCCTTTGTTTCTTTGATCATGGCTTTGATGACTTCGACGTTTATTCCAGTCGGCGTTCTTGCTGGAATCCATCCTTGTGGAGTGACTAAAGTTCCCCGGCTTGCCGGATCCTCCATGCCTACCCCTAAGTTTAAGTCCTCGCCTTTTAGTAATGACATAAATTTGTTTTGTTTATTTTTTATTAATTGATTCGACTATGCAATTATTATAGCACGTTTTTTCTTTAGGCAACATACTTAACGCATCGGAGCGTTACCTCTGCTACCCGATAGACGGCTTCTCCTCTTGTTTCGTATTCCCATACGCTCGGCGCCGGCTCGACCCAATCGCAGACGCTTCCCAGTACGTTTCTCTCTTTGAATTCCGTTAGGATTTCGTCTACCACTTCCTCGAGCGCCGTTTCGGCCGTTTCGGCTTCAGTTTCTTTTGCTATCGTATAATAAGCTCTTAGCTTGAAAACAAAAACGAGTCTGTCCTGTGACGTTGATCCGTAGTCCGCTTCGTTATCGCTTGGCGACACAACGACGGCCGGTATTCCCTCGATGGTGCTTGGATCGTATCCGTAGGTTTTTTGAACCTTTGCCAGCTCATCTACTTTGGCCACGATCGCGGCACGTATGTCTTTGAAATTTGTTGCCATATTATTTGAATGTTCGTTCCACTGCTACGCGGAACTCTTTATCAATAAAGTTTTCGTTTTGATCTACCGCATCTTGGAGGAATGGATTTGCTCTTGTCCCTGGATGCATAACTACTTTTCCAAATATCTTTTTCTCTCTTACGTTTGCCAGCACTTTTTTTTGCCTGATTCTGATGACGTGCGGTCTTGTACCCTCGTGGACGAATACCGCGTAATTAGCACCGACTTCAACTTTTCCGCTCGCGGGTCCGGTCATCATGCTCCTGATACTCTGTCTTAAATTTCCGCCTCCGCTTCTCTTATTGACCGGTGCATTTCTTTTTGCACTGCTTTCAATTTTTGTTATGATCCGGCCGACCGCTTTATTGAGTTCCATCGTCATCTTAATTGGCGCCATCTTAAATCTATTTTTTATTACGGCCAGGTTTTTTACTTTAATTGTTACGTTCATGATTTGAATATCCTTATTATAACTTCCATATGATTTGATCGTTTCAAAAAATTGTTATACTTTTCTACTCCAACGACTCTGTATGTATCTGAGCCGTGGATCACTCTATCTCCCTCCTGTATGTCCTGGACGGCACAAAACATAAGCTTGTCCTTACCAAACCCTCCCTCGATGTCCTGGGTTATTTTTGACTCCAATGCCTGTATGTGACAAACCACTCTTTCGATGTGATCTTGATAATCTTTTTTGTTTCCGGTTACAGTTGTTAGTCTTTGGACACTAACGTTTTGATTGTAATTGCTTTCAATCATATTAAAAATGGAATTGTTTATAACTATTTAATATCATCATTGCTCTTTTGAAATCTTGCCATCCTTGATCATCGGTATATGCGACAGTATATCTACCTATGCTTTCGCTTCTTATCTTTCCTTTAGCGTCATTTGAATAATTAATGATCCCTGCTAATAATGTAGTTGCGGCCAGAATTATGTCAGCCGGGCATACTGCCGAGTATCCCCACTTAGCTGTGATCGTAACGTTTTGATATCCTTTCGTGAAGTAATTTTCTTTTAATTGAATCTTATTTTTTCGTTCTTCATTGTTTGGGTATATTCTGTAATCATCAGATTCTATTTCTGTTTTGGTATCCTCGCCTATCTCTACTTTAGTTAATGAAATAAATTCATCAAACTTTTGCTTTGATCCTCCCTCTCCATCATAAACTTTTTCACTGGCAGTTGT